CCCGGCGCGAAGCGTGTGCCGTCCGCCGCCAGTTTCACGCGCGAGTATTTCGAGGTGACCACGCCGGCCAGGTCGCGCAGCACGAACATCAGCAGGAACATCGTCTCGATTTCGAGATAGCTGTCATCGGCCTGCCCGAAGCTGTTCTTCTGGTAGGTGGTGATGATGTTTTCCAACTGCACCGTGCCGTCCTGCGCCACGGTGAAAGTGCTGATGCCATCGAACAGCAGCGTGTTGCGTTCGCTCAACGTGAACCGCGAGGACAGCGGCGGCGGCAACACCGTGCTCATCTTGAGGGTTTGCGCCGGCCGGCCGGGATCCGCGCGCGACGCCACCGCAAAGGTGCCGGCGAGGTCGGCCGCCCACACCCATGGCGACGAAGGCGAATCGTTGAAACCCATCACCGTTTCGTGCTGGTTGTTGCGCGTCACGCCGAAGGTGGTCTGCGCCGAATAGGTGCCGCGGTATGCCGCGAACACATGACCGTAGACCTGGCTGGACCAGCTCCAGCGGCCCGTGGTGTCGTTCAGCAGCGCTTTCAAGGCATCCAGCGACGTGCTGTCGGTGTACGGGCAGATGATGAAGTCGAACGGCTGATCACCCAGGTTCGCCAACGCCGTGGTGAGTATGGGGTTGGTGGCACCGGAGGCCATGGCCACAATGGTCGCTGTGATACCGGCCGGCGTGGCTTCGCCGGCGGCGGTGCCGCCATAGTTCAGGCGGATGTCGATGTAATTGCCGGCAACGCCCTTGTTGCGCGCGGTGAATGTCACCACGCCGGCGGCATTGGTAGCCGTGACAGGCAACGTGCCGTTCGCGCTCACCGCAGCGACGATGGCCGCGGCGATGGTGGTCGGCGTATCGGTGGTCGCCACCGGGATGCTTAGCTTGGTGCCAGCGACGTAAAGCGCAAGCGTTCCCGCCGCGGTCGGCGTAGCGCCGATCGTGAGCGTGCCGGTTGCGGCGACGGCGGATCCATCATCCGAGAGCGGCAGCAGCCAGAGCTCGCCGAAGTTGTCGGAACTGATGTAGGCCTGCGCCATCGCCGCAAGCATGGAGCCCTGGCCGCCCTTGGTGACCGCATCGGCAGCGCCGGCGCAGATCACCGGCACATTCGGCGTGGCGGTGCCGGTGGACAGTATCTGGCCGATCACCAGCGCGCGCTGGGTTTGCTGGCCGGTGTTGGCCTGCGCGTTGCTGACCTCAGCGTAAAACAGCGGTACGCGCAGGTTCTGGGGAATGTTGTTGAAAGGGACGCTCATTCGGATTCACTCCCGTTCGGCTTCTTGGTGGAGGGCTTGGCCGCGTTGGGTTTGGTGGTCAGCACGTCGCCATCGGCAATGCGCCGCGCCCAGAACGGGTCGTGGTGGGAAACTTCGCGCCCGTCTTCGGGCAACAGGTCTTTCTTGACCGGATCGCGCGTCAGCACGCCGGGCTTGGGGTACACGTGCATTGGAGAACTCCTATTGCGGCAACACGATGTCCACGCCGGCTTCGGCGCGGCCATCCGGCCCTTCGTCGCGCGGCGCGGGCTGGACGGAATCCGGGAAGGGCGGGTTGGGATAGGTGCCGTTCGCGTCGAAGACGTTGGCCAGGTCGGCATCCACGGTGACTTCCTCGAGCGGGTTGGTGGGAATGGGGAAGAAATCTTCCGGGCCTTGATAGAACTCCAGGCCGATATCCATCTTCAGTTCGCCCAGGTGCACTGCGCTTTCCCCATCCACGACGATGGACGAGCGCACGAATTTGTACTGCTGCAGCAGATTCATCAGCGCAGGGTTGTTGATCAGGCTGGTTTCGATCTGCCGTTTCAGCGTTTCCAACGCGAGATAGGCGGCAGTGGCGCCGGCGTCATCCTTGGCCTGGTTCTCCTGCACGCGTGCGATCACGCGCAGGGTTGCGGTGACGGTGAACTGTGGCGCGCCGTTGGGTCCCAGCGATTCCTTTTCCTCATCCGGCGTGGTGAGGAAAACCACCGGGTAATTGCCGCTCCACGTGGGTCGATCGAGCGGCGTGTAGACATTCAGCATGGCCGCCGTCTTACCGACCAACGCCTGCTGCGCGAGCACGCGCAAGTCCGCTGCCTGCGTCATGGCGCACTCACCAGGCCGAGCATCAGCTTGGCCCAACCGTGGCCGTCCTCGCGCACTTCGCGCACCACGTAAGTGGTGTTGACGCTCGGCACCTGCACGGTGTCATCCTGCGTTGGCGCTTGCGCGAACAATGCGAGGCGCACACCCAGCACCGGCATGGCAGTGGTGGTGCCGAGCGGATCGGAAAGGTCCACGTCCTTGTAAGCGGAATCGAACACGCCGACGATGCCGACCAGTGCAACGCCTGCAGCCGTGGTGTAGTTCACCGGCTCTGCGAACACACTTTCCAGCGGCTGCAGGACGTCGGCATCCCAATCCACGGGCATGTCAGGCGAGCCTGACCGAAGGGCCGTCGCTCGGCGTGAGCTTGGGCCCCTGTTGCACCGGGATCGGCTTGGCTTTCGGATCCACGATGAAGCCGAGCGCGCGCAGCGATTCGACTTCTTCGGGCACGATCTTTACGGTTTCCCCGGCGAGCTTGCGCACGCTGGCGCCATCCACGACGCAACGGCCACGCGCAACCACCGCCTCGACCAGCTCCGGCGAGGCGGTTTCCCTGGCGGCCACTTACAGCACCTTCGCAGAGAAGCTGGCGTTGACGCGGCTGGGGATGACCAGCGGCGAGCTCTGCATCAGCAGGATGCGCTGCGCGGGGTCGTTCTCCACCCAGGTCTTGGGTGCATACGGCAGACCGGTGTAGTTGAACGCCGGATCCATGATCATGCCGTAAGCGCGCGTGCCCATCAGGTCCGCGCCGCTCAGGATCACGGTGCCATCCGGCAGCATGGGTTGCTCGACGCCGTCGTCGTCGATGTACCAGTCGTTGTAGACCCAGAGGTCGTACTGGCCCCACTTGCCCTTGTACACCGCGCCGCGCGCGATCTGCGCGCCGGGGTTGATGGCATTGCCAAAGCCGGCGAGTTCCGGGAAGAACTTGGCGCCCTTCAACTGCGGGTCGCGCTTGAAGCCGTTCCAGGCGCTGGTGGTGAACACGAGATCGGTCACCACGCCGCCGGAAAGCTTCAGGATGTTTTGCTGCCAGCTCTCGATGTTGTCGCAAGGCGACGCGGTGCCGGGGGAATCTTCGGTGCCGATGTTCGCCTGCGTCCACGTGGCATTGCCGGTGAGCGCGACGGTAAGCGAGGGATCGCGGCCGAAATCAATCAGCTCGGTCGGGAAGCCTTCGCCGGCAACCGTCAGGGAGCCGGTGCGCAGCACGTTGGCGGCCATCCATTCCTGCCGACGCTCCAGCATGTCCACCTGGTCGGCCATCTCGAAATTGATGTTGGCCATCTCGCGCTCGGCGCCGGAGAGTTCACCACCGCCGATGCGTTCGCCGATCTGGCGCATGACCGGTTTACGCAGATCCGGCGCGCGCTTGTCCTTGATGTAGGGCGGCTTGTAGAGGTTGGTCTGGTAACGACGCTGCTCGACCAGCTTGCCCTGCACCAGCGGGCTGACGAACGGCGACATGCGGCGCAAGCCGACGTCGATGTCGATCGCAACGTACTCGGTATCCGACGTCTTGAGGTTGGGAAAGAACTTGTCGAGCAGAAATTTCTGCGCGCGCTTGAGCGTGGGCACCACCTGGATGAGGTCGATGGTGCTGAAGGGGAAGCTGGAGGTAGCAGACATTGAACTTCTCCGGTGGCAGTGGAATGCGGAAACAAAAGACCCCGCCGAAGCGGGGTCTTTTCAGTGCGGGATAGGTTTGGTTTACGGGGCGGTGTTGTTCGCCGGCGACGCGCCGGACACCGCACTCTTGATGAAGATGCCGAACGAGCGCGCGGCGGAAATCAGCCCGGCGAGCGTCCACGATGCGTCGAAGGTGAGCGCGTTGCCGTTGAACTCGCCCATCACGTAGCCGCCGGCAGTGACCGGGCCGGCGGAAGCATCCGCATCATCGGCCAGGATCACCGAAGGGTTCTGGCTGCCATCGCTCGCGGTCTTGACGCATTCGATGTAACCGCCGGTGGCATCGGAGACGGTGATGTCGAATTCATCCCCAGCGACGAACGCGGTGCCGCCCGCCGTGATCGTGAAGGCGATCTGGCCGCCGGTGCTGAACGCGGAACCTGCGGTTGCAGTGCCAACGACATTGCCTTCCGGATCGGTGACGGCGAAGTGGGTGGCGTCGGTGGCGATGGCCGTATAGACGCCGACCTTGGGTGAAGCGCCGACGCTCAGGGTTCCGATGGTGCCGTTGCCGGTGTTACCGGCCTTGGCCGCGGCGCTGATCGGGCTTGCAGATTGCTGGCCGAGCACGGTGCCGCGCTTGAGCGTGCCCGCGAGCAGCACGATCGGCTGCGAGACGAGATTCTTGGCGTCGGCGATGAGCTGATCGGGGATATAGACGTCGGCCTGGATGCCCGGCTGTTGCGGGTTGTCCAGGATACTGCTGGGCGTGAGTGCCATGTTGCGATCTCCTGAAAAAGAAAAACCGCCTCAAGGGCGGTTCTGGATGGTGCGATTGCGGGGAGGATTACTTGCCGGAGCGAACCTTCTCGCCGATGGCGATGATGGCCGCGGCGGTCTTGGTGAGATTCGGCGCGCCCGAATTCGACTCGGTATCGCTGCCGACATTCTGCACATTGGCGGCGGTCATGCGATCGGCCAGGCTCTTCGAGCGCGGCTGGGCAGTGGCGCCGTCTTCGTTGCTGGCCTTCAGCGAGGCGATCGCGATCTTGGACGTCATGTTGGTGTCGAACGCCAGAATCGCAGCTTGGCGAACCTGTCCCGAAGTAATGCCGTGAGCCATGATGGCCGAGCAGCGGGCGCGTTCGCGGCGACGGACGGCTTGTGCGGACTTGTCGCTGTCGTCTTCGTCGTCGTCGGCGCGCTTGGCCTTGCGGGACTTCTTTCCTTCCTCGTCGCCATCATCGCCACCGTCGCTGCCTTCTTCTTCGGCGCGCTTGGCTTTGGCTTTCTTGCCGCCCTTCTTTTCGTCTTTTTCATCGCCATCCTCCTCGTCGGCCATATCGTCTTCATCATCGGCCTTGGCATCCTTGTCTTGCTCTTCCTCGCCATCCTGTTCTTCGGCGCGGGTTTTCTTGCTCTCTTCCTCTTCGGCCTTGATGCCGAGCAGGTGCGCGAACGGCAGTGAAGCGGCTACTTTGCGGATACCCATTGCACTCTCTCCTACGGTTGGATTAGGCCAGCTCTGCGAGCAGTGCCCTGAATGCGGCATCAGGCGCCGCCACAGCATCCGCGAGTCCGAGTTCCACACCTTGCGAACCCATGAACGTCGCGGCTTCCGTATCGCGCACCTTGCTGGCCGCGATATTCCGGTTTCGGGAAACCGTTGCGACGAACAGTTCCCCGATCGTGTCGATCTCGCCCTGGATGCGCGCCAAGGCGTCCTTCGAAAGCGGTTCCACCGAGTTGCCATCGGCCTTGCGCGCGCCGTAGCGAATCAGCGTGACCTTGATGCCGTCTTTGCTGAGGGCTTCGGTCAGGTCCACGTGCATCACGAGCGCGCCGATGGAGCCAGTGCCGCCGGTGCGTGGCACCGTGATGCGATCCGCGGCGCTGGCGATCGCATAAGCCGCCGAATAGGCAGCCTCATTCAAGATCGCCCAGATCGGCTTGTCGCCGCGCGCGGCGTAGATGGTGTCCACCAGATCGAAGCAGCCCGCAACTTCGCCGCCAGGGGAGTCCACATCCAGCGCGATCGCCTGCACATCCGGGTCCGCGCAGGCGGTGAGGAACGATTGCCGGATGCCGTCGTAACCGGTCATCCCCGAATACGGACGCAGCGTGCCTGTTTTCTGGACCAGCGTGCCGTGCACGGGGATCACCGCCACGCCGCCGACCATGTCGTAACCCTGGTCGCGCTCGCGGTAGTCGTATCCCTCGCCCTCGAGCATCATGGGCTCGGTGGATGCCTCTGACCCGTCCATGCGCATGATGCGGGAAACCCCGAGACGCTCCGCCAGCGCGGCCATGATCACTTCCGCCTTTTCCGGACGGATCGCGATCGGCGTGTTGAAAAGTCTCTGAGCAAGGTGGGCAAAGCGCATCACGTCGGTTCCGGATCTTTGATGGTGTCGTTGGCGTTCTTGGGTTGCTTGACGGCGGAGCCACCCGGATCAATGGCCGCCCAGCTCGGCACGTCCAGCCCGAGCTTTTTGAACAGCTCGATCTCGCGCTTGCGCTGCTCCAGCACTTCTTCGTAATCCAGCCCCTGCTCGGCGCATTCACGCTGCAGGGTGGACAGCGCGCCATCCATGCCCAGGATCGCGCCCTTCTTTTCGTCCACCGGATCAATCCAGCCGCGGCCGGGGCCCATCCATTCCGCGCGCGCGTAAGCGGCGCGGCATTGCAGGAACGGCGGCGCTTTCGCCGGCAGCGGGTAATCGTCCACGTCGAACGACTCTTCCAGCCACGATGTGGTGATCGGCTGCGCGAAGTTCTGCGCGAAATCATGCTGGCGGCGCTGCATGGTTTTCCACGCTTCCAGCAATGCGCCGCGCGCGGAGCTGTAATTCACATCCGACCAGTTGTTGCTGACCTGTTGCGCGGAAAGCCCGGTCTGCGCGGAGAAGTTGCGCAGGAACGAGCCTTCGAATTCCTTGAAGTTGCCGCTCGGCCGCTCGGCCGCGACGGTGTTGATCTTTTCGCCCGGGAACAGGATCGGAACGCGCGCCTCGCCCAGCATGGTGCGGCGCTTTTCATGGAACTCCGCGCGCTGGTTCTGGTATTGATTGAGGTCTACATCGTCGCCCAGCGCCTGTTCCATCAACTGGTGATCGAACGGACTCTCGACATACGCGCCGAAGATCGCATTGATCACGGCTGCGTCCAGCTCCGTCTCGTCGTATTTCCAGAGCATCTTCATGCGCTGCAGGATCGGCGCGAAGATGCCGGCGCCGCCGCGATGCTGGCCAGCGCGGTCATGGTCGAAGTCGTGGATGATGATCGGGCGACCCCATGACGTTTCGCGCGGGATCAGATCCCATCGCACGCTATCAGCCGCGGCCCACCAGTCGCCCTGGTGTGCGCGGCGAATCCAGTAACCGGTCGCAGCGCCGAACGCATCCACCACCACTCCGCCACGCGAGGTTTCCGAATCGAACCGCTGCTGCGGATTGGACAGGCGATCCGGATCAATCATCTGGATCGCGGTGGCATAGCGCGCGCGACCGGCGCCGACGCGCTCGGGCATCCACGCCACTTGCGCGAGCGCGTCGCCATCCACCAGTTTGTGCCGCAGCGCCAGCCGCAACATCTGCGTGACGGTCAAGCTGCGCTGCGCATCGCAATAGCGGCCCGGATCGTTGGCCCAGGTGCGGTAGTGCGCTTCCACCGCGCGACCGAATTCGTCGGCCCAGCTGGAGTCGAATGCCTTGTTGCCGGTGTACTGCGCAAGCGCCCGATAATCGGGTTTGAAGGTGGGCCGGAAATGACCGCCGATCGCGTTGTCGGTGATGCGCGTGACAATGCCAGACGCCCAGCCGTCGTTGCGCACCAGATCGCGCGTGCGCGCGACGATGCGGTCGCGGAACATGTTGAGCTCGCCATCTGGCGAGTACAGGTACGGCCGCCAGGCCGCCACATGCGAGCCAAAGTTATCCGCGGCGTCGTAGGGCGCATTGCCGCCGCCGGCGAGCATGTTGGCCTTGTTCGGGCGCAATGGCTGGCCATCCAGCCCGACAATGGAGACTGCTGGTTGTTTCATCGAAAGGCCGGTCGCATCGGTCGGCGCGCGCGGCACACGATGCCGAGCTGCGATTGCAACATCTGGATCAGGTTGGCGAGCTGTGGAAGCTGCGCGGGTGTATAGGTCACGGACTTGGTGCCGTCGCCCTGGGTGTAACTGAAGCTCTGGCCCTTGGAACCCGTGCTCAGCGCGACGTAAGCCGCCTGCGCCGCGGCGAGATTCGCCTGCAAGACGGCAGTGGGCATACCCGCCAGCAGGCTGCTGCTGGGATCGTAAGGCGGTGCGTACACGTGCGCTCCTAGGCCAGCCGGCTCGCGAGCGAGCGGCCCGTTGGCTGTTGTTTCGTAACGGTTGGCCCTTGCGGGGGCGCCACGGTGGTGGATGCGTTTTCGGCGTCGCCTGTGGCTTGTTCGGTGACCGGCGGTCCCAGCGTGGTAACCACTTCTCTA